CTGATGCGACGGGCTGTCCACCTGTATGCACTGCATGCCTCTGTTTTCTGTTTTCTCTATCGACCGTATATATCTGAAGTGGCTTCTTGTCCCAGGATCTCTTTCTGCGCTGTTATCCTGCTTCCTTGAAAGGCAGCTTACCTTCGTATCGCTGAATGCCGTAAACTTTACATAGTACAGCGTCTCCCCGGTCTCTTTCCTTCCGCACTCGGAGCTTGGCTTTCCCCAGTCGTTTCTCTGAGTCGATACTGCAGTTGTTACTGCGTTCTTGATCCCGAGGCTCCACAGGAGCTCGCTTACGCTTTCGGATAATGCCTTCTCAGTCGATGTGTAGATGCCCTGGCCTTTTCTAGTGCTTACTGCGCCGTCCGAATCCATAAGTCCCTGCAGTAGTCTCAGCCTCTGATCATATGACGCCCTGAGATAACTTACCGGGATCACCTTGTCTCTGAAGCTTTCAAGAAGCACAGCTTTAAGCTCCGGTATCCTGAGTATGATGCTGTCGCCTACGTTCTGCCATGAATGTATTTCGTGGTAGTACGGTGTGATCTCGCGCAGCACTCCTGCAATATCTCCAGTCCTTACAGTGATCTCGGGTTTAACGGCATTACCGTTCCCGAGCCAGTATCCCATAAGGTACGGCTCTATTGGAAGGTCCGCGTCAGGAGCTTCGATCGCTCCCGGAAGTGGAATGCGGAACCTTACGCAGCTCCCGTCACGCGGCATCCTGTAAAGCTCTTCGGTAGTCATGATGCAGTGCTTTCTTTTTCCGCATGTATATTCTCCTTCCCACTGATGATGCTCTCCCGCTTCTATTACCTGGCCGTCTCTGAATGTGATCCTGTATGCCTGTTCATCGAAGTCGACTTTGCTTTTCGCTGTTACGCGGCATTGCTTTCCCGTATCTGAAAACACCGTATCGCCTACGGCTATATTTCCCATATTCACAAATCCATCCGGAGTGGGAATTAGCGTATCAAGTGCGAGCTGCTTCCCCATCTTTTTGGGTATTTCTATGTAGGCGGTGTTGAACTGCCTGTATCCGTTTCCCTTTAGGACTCCGAAGAGGTCTCGCACGATACGTTCCTGCCAGTCGATCAGTTCGAACGGCTTTCCGGCCCAGGTACCTTTTGTGTGACAGAGGCATTCAATGAAGTTCACCGCATAATCTGCAGCGTCCATATCGTATGCGGAGCCTTCGGCCATGAACTCTGTCGGTTTGTAATCTTTTAGCTTCCGCATGATGCCTCCTTTCACGGCAATAAAAAAAGACCGTATGGCCTGTACGACCAAAAGAGCCTCTAAGCTCTTCCGGTATTCTTTAGTTGTATTTTTTCATAAGTATTGCGAGTGCTGCCTTTGCTTCGTACGTTTCGGGAACAATGTCCCATCCGCGATCGAAGTTTGCTATGAATTTACCATCCTGCTTCAGTGTGAGCTTTGAGATGCGTCCTTCGTCTATCCCGTAGACGCTGGACTCGTCGAAGTGCTTCACCCAGTAATGAATAATGCAGCTTCCGATTTTTAGCGTTCCTTCGTTATGCATTTTTTCATTCCTCTCTCGTACTCATATTCATCAAACCCTTTGTAACCCTGAAGAGCTTTCCTTATCTGCTCCGGTGTGAACTTCTTCAGTTCTTCTTCCGCTTCGTGTATTTCCTTTAGAAGCTTTTCGCTGCTCTTTTCCATGGCCACTCCTTATCTTTCCACCGTCGTCATGAACTCTGCGTCCTTGATTTCGTAGTTTTCAAATCCGCCTGCGCTGAGGTAATTCTCGACCTGCTTCTTTGCCTGGCTTGCGCTGCAGGTCATTACCATGAAGTCCTCTGTAACCGCCGTCGGAAGCGAACTAGGATCGACCGACTCTCCGCCAAAATTTACTGTGACCTTGTAGCAGTGTCCTGTTTCTGCCGTGATTCCGAGTGCCTTGTTAGCTTCTTCTTTCTCCTCCTGCGCTGCGAAGTAGTCGAAGTCTGAAATGGTAATCCCGAGGGCTCTCATCTTTGCGCCTTCAATTGTGATCTTTTCTATGCTTGCTGCGTATCCTGCTCCGCAGGTTTCTGCAGTGCTCCATGTAAGGCTTAAGATTTTCTCGGCTGCTTCTTTCTTTGCTTCTTCGAATCTTGCTGTTGCTTCGTAAAGCTGTTTCTGGAGTTCGTTTCTGTATTCTTTCATGTTCTCTGTCATTTTGGTTCCGTCCTTTCTCTTTGTTAATGTTCTCTTTTGGTATGTACATTAACGCTCTTGACGGTACATATATCAAGCTATTTCAGAGTCTTTTTATGTATTTCTCTATCAATATACCAGCGTGCTTTTTCAAGGTCCTCGACGTATTTCCCCGGATCCTTTTTGCCGGCGCGCGATATGTATTTCACTGCATTCCCGAGTGAGTACCCGAGACCTTTAGCTTCGATAAAATCAATAGTTTCTATTCCTCCATCGCAGTAATGGTCCGGATGATTTATGTTATCTCCCATATCAGCTATCCTCCCCAGTCATAATAAAGTGAACATATTCTTTCCGGTGGTCCTCAAGATATGTCACCAGCGCATATAAGTCCATTTCAAATGCTATCCGCTGGACCATAACTACATCTACCATATTCGTCCTGCCGGTGTCACTCACCTGCAGTATTTCCGCTTTCACTTTGTCATTCATTTCGTTTTCTCCTGTATGATTTTTATAACGTCTTCTCCCGGTATTACATTGAGGCTTGACCCATTATTCCATGAAACCATTATGCTTCCGATAGCATCGATTCCTGTAATAGTTCCAGTTGTGCCTGCCGGCGGCGCCTGCGGATCTTATCCATGCGGACGAGCTCTACTATTGTGCCTGCAGGATATTCTTTCCTAAGGCTTTCGATGATTTCTCTACTTGGCGTTCTCATGTCTTGCCTCCCTGACTTTTATAGTTGCAGCTCTAAGCTGCTCTTCTGTTTTGAATGCGCAGTTTCCTTTAAGCCTCCTTAGGAATGCTGTCCTTGGCTCCGGATTTTCCGGTCCAAAGCCGATCCGGACCAGCCATGTTCTCATAGCGTACTTTTCGTTTTCCGGTTCGTGCGGCTTTGGCTGTATGCTTCTTCTTTCCTTTGCCTCTCTGCACATTGCAGATGCAAGCTCCGTATAGTCGATCGGCCTAATCTGATTGTCGCTCGGAAACGTGAATGTAATTTCCTTCGCTGTGATCTTTACTCCCTTGAGAGCGTCTTTCCCGCAGCTCTTAAGCGACTCCATGAAGTCAGCCTTTGTTTCCGGCTTTGCACCTTCGAGTTCTTCGACAAGATTATCTGACGCCGACAGGACTTCGCTTCCCATAGCCTTTGCCAGCAGATACTGCCAGCTCTTTATCATGTTCACGAGATTCGTTAGCGCCTTGCCGTCGTATCCATCTGACGGGATCTTGACTTCGATCTTTTCTACTTCTGCCATTATGTGTACCTCCCTTTTTGGTACTTACATATATCACTCTGAAAGTACATAATATCAAGCTAATTCTGCAGCTTCAGCGAAAGAATATTCCTTGCCGCCCCTTATGAGGACCACGTCATCGGATGATCCGGTCTGCTCTATCATGCGGCTCACGACCACGTCGCAGAACTTCTCGTCAAGCTCTATCCCGTAGCAGATGCGGTCCGTCTGCTTACAGGCGACCATTGTGCTGCCAGATCCGATGAACGGATCGAGCACTATACATCCCGTCATGGATGAGTTCACGATTGGGTATGCAAGAAGAGGTACCGGCTTCATCGTAGGATGATCGGTGTTCTTCTTCGGCTTATCGTATTCCCAGATAGTAGATTCCTTCCTGCCGTTATACCATTCGTGCTTTCCTTTCTTCTTCCACCCGTAAAGGATCGGTTCGTGCTGCCACTGGTATGGAGAGCGCCCGAGCACCAGGCTCTGCTTCTTCCATATGCAGCAGCCGGAGAGATAAAAGCCGGCGTCCTGAAAAGCTTTCCTGAAGTTCAGTCCTTCGGTATCTGCATGGAACACATATATGCTCGCATCATCCGCCATGACCTTTTCGGTATTTAGAAACGCATCATAAAGGAACTGATAGAACTTGCTGCTACCCATGTTGTCGTTCTTTATCTTGCCTGCGCTTCCTTCATAGTCCACGTTGTACGGCGGATCAGTTACGACAAGGTTTGCTTTCTTTCCGTCCATCAGTGCTTCGTATGTTTCCGGGACTGTGCTGTCTCCGCAGTATAGTCTGTGATTACCGATGAGCCACAGATCGCCAAGCTTTGTTACCGCCGGCTTCTTCAGCTCTTCATCCACATCGAAGTCATCGTCCTGAATGTCATCATCAGTTAATAGCTTATTGATCTCGCTATCGTCAAACCCGAGAAGATCCACATCGAAATCCGTTCCCTGAAGATCTGAAAGCTCAACCGCAAGCATCTCTTCGTCCCAGCCGGCGTTGAGCGCGAGCCTGTTGTCCGCGAGGATGTATGCCTTCTTCTGCGCATCGGTGAGATCTTCTGCGAACACGCACGGAACTGTTTTGTATCCTTCCTGCTTCGCGGCTTCGATCCTTCCGTGTCCGACAAGGACATTTAAGTCCGCGTCTATCACGGCAGGCGATACGAATCCGAACTCACGGAGCGATGCCCGTATCTGATTTATCTGTGAAGGGGAGTGGGTCCTTGCGTTCCGCGCGTACGGGATCAGCTTATCCACTTCCACCTGTTCTATCTTTTTTGTATCTGCCATCTCTTATCCTTTCCTGGTACGGAGAAGTCTCTCCATTACATCGTCCTGCGGAGTTGCTCCCCGGTAATCCGACGAACAGTTCTCTTTTACGATCTGATATATCTGAGCCCACATCTGATTAACCTGTTTCATGTACGTCTGGCTCATACTGACGTAAGGCGACGCGATCGCGGCTCCCGTAGTAGGGTGCTTTGCGAGGAACCCGTATTCCGATATCGCACGCTCACACTGTATCCATCTTGCGACGAACATCGAGTACTCGCTTAAGACCTGGATGCTGACTAGCTTCTCGCAGCCGCGGTCCTTAAGCCAGTTCCATGTCTCTTCGTACACTTCGTCCGCGCACAGGTCGATGCCGTTCTTCTGTTTGTCTTTCATGTATGCCTTAGGCTCCGGCATATCGCTTCCGGAAAGTTCATCAGCTTCCGGAAGGTCTATAACCTTTAGCGGCCTCCTCCCGGGATTCCCGTCTGCAATCTTATCTGCCAAAGGCTTTGCCGGTCTTCCGCCCGTTCCCGGCAGCGGTCCTCGTTTTCCCATGTCTTATTCCTTTCAAATTGTGCTTAATACCCCAAAAACTTACGCAATTTTGTGTACGCTTGGGACCGCCGGTCTCCATTTTAAAGGGTTGTAGAGATTGATACGGGGGCGGCCTCATCCGTTGCAATTGCTATGTTTCTTTGACCTGATAGTTTCTTCATCGCTTCTATCAGTTCAAGCTCACGCATAAACTTGAGACGCCAGTAGTTGCCTTCCGTTATCTTTTCATACCAGTCGATGGAGTAACTGCCTTTGATCTGTCCTTTAAGTGAATTGCAGATGCGATGAGACAGCTGGCAGTTTGCCATTGAATGATCGCCGCCTTTTGAAAGCGGTATGATATGATCTATTGTTCCGTCCCAGTTGTTGTCGATGCCTTTTACAGGATGCACAGGAAGTCCGCAGATCTGACAGATACCTTCGTCCCGTTCATATATGTCTTCGTACGATACGTCTTCGACAAACTGATCTTTAAGCTGCTGGTCTCTTTGCTTTCTGTACCTCTTGTTGTATTCTTTGTGCCTGGTAGTTGCATGCTCTTTACGTCTTTCATTTTTATCTGCGCACGCTTTGCAGCAGAACTGCTTTCTTGTGTCGCCGCATTTTGTAGCAAAGACTGCTCCGCATTCCTTGCACACACGTACCTGAGTGACATGCTGATCTGCCCACTCATCGCGCTTCTGTTTAAGAGTGGCAGCATATCCGCATTCTCTCGAACAATAGATCTGGTGGCTGTATTTCGTTTCGAATTCTTTGCCGCAATGTTTACATATCTTTTTGTAAAGCTTAGGTTCCGATTTTTCTTTTGGAGGCTTTCGTCTTGATGCAATCGCAGCTTCTCTGCACTCTTTACTGCAGTACTTGATCTTGTGGCCATTAGGCTTCCAGAACTTCTTTCCGCAGTAAGCACATGTCCTTTCCTTCTTCTGCGTCTCAGCGTAGTGTCTTGAGCCGCATGTTGAGCAGCAGAAGCGGTTGGCTTTATATATTGTGTCAAACGGTTTACCGCATTGCTCACATATTTTGTGATGAACTGTCCTTCCTGATTTCTTGTTTTCAGTTGTGCCCATATCTGCCTCCAATAAAAAAAGCACCTTGCCGGTGCTAAAATCTATATACTTTATGTCCTTCTTCTGTCATAGTCTTAACGTCGTGACAGTGCTTGCACAGCGGCTGCCAGTTGCTCTCGTCCCAGAATAGCTGCTGGTTTCCTCGGTGAGGCACGATGTGGTCGACGACGGTTGCCTTGGTGACTCTGCCTTCTTTTAAGCACGATGCGCAGAGCGGATGCTTTCTTAAGTACGCTTTGCTGATCTTCTGCCACCTTGAAGTGTATCCGCGCTTTCCTGCCGACTCACGGTCTGACCGGTGAAGCGGAGCATGCACGTCGCAGTAGTCACCTTCGGTCAGGTTCGGACATCCAGGATGCTTGCATGGTTTAAATGGTTTCTTTGGCATGATTTCCTCCATAAAAACAGCGGCCTTTACATAAAAGGTCGCCGTTCATAATGTTCATATTGAATATAGTTATTATAATTATGATCCCAAATAAATATTTCCCTTGGTTAATGTACCACTCGGACCATACTGTGCAATTATTGAATCTACTATGCTCTTACTTGCAGTTGTATAATTAATTGTCAAATGTGCCGAGCTGTCAGTTGCAGCATAATAAAACATACCTTCTGGCACAAACTTTGAAGAATAGATTTTCATCGTACAATTCAATGACTCACACTGCGAAAAGGCATAGTATGCTCCCGACACGTTGGCCGGAATATCAGGTGCGTTTATAAGCCTTGTGCATCCGGAAAATGTATGGCTTAAATCTGTAACAGATTCCGGAATCGCAGGTGCCGTTTTAAGCGAAATGCAGTTGTAAAATGTGCTCGCTAACGCTGTAACATTTACAGGAAGATTTGTAATGTTAGTAAGAGCTTTACAATTTGAGAATGTTCTATCCATATCAGTAACACCAGTCGCGTTTGTAAAAGACGGCATGGTAGTGAGCGAAGTACAACGTTCAAAAGTAGACTCCATTGATTTTACGGACTGCGGGATTGACGGTGCCGTTGATAATTTCTTACAGCCGCTAAACGTTCCATCCATTTTAGTTACTGTTTCAGGTATGGCAGGCGATGTCGTAATGTCAGCGTCTTCGAACCATTTACTCATGTCTAATGGTTTAACCGCTGCATCAATGCTTGCTGAAGTTATCGATATTTCATTCGTATCACAGTACCAATACCAAGGTGACTCATCTTCAAAGTACTGCGTATTACCTTTACCTTCGAAAGATAACTCCCCTGTAGAATATATTTTAGCCTGTACATTATTTTTTGCGGTATCTTCATTATATGCAATAGTAACTCCGTCAGGCGCACCTATGTTATATGTTTTAACAACATATTTATTTACAGTAAGGGTTACCGTATCAGACGTTGCTGACAGATTCCCGTTTTTAACTATGCAGTAGTATTTCCCTGCATCTTTTGTCATAGCAGGTTCTAGTGATAATGTACTTGATGTTCCATCACTAAGTGCATTCCCATCTTTGTACCACTGATACGACAAGCCATTTACAGCTTCAACCGTCAAATTAACAGCATCAGCACTGTTGACTGTTTGCGACTTTGGCTGCGTAACTATTTTCGGTGTATAATCAGGAGCTGTGCTTCCACCTCCGCCTCCGCTTGCAGCTCCGCCGGAATTACCGGACGCTGCTTCTAGGGTCAGTTTAGCTGTATCTGATTTCAGCGACTTGCTGCCGTTTGACACCATGCAGTAATAGCTTCCAGCATCCGAAGCCGACGCAGACGAGATAGTATACATCCTTGTTGTAGCGCCCGTAATTGCTGTACCATCCTTATACCACTGATATGATTTGGTGTTCTGTGCTGTGATCGCGATCGTAACGCTATTTCCTGATGCAACGGCTTTGTTCTCCGGTTGAGCCGTTATGACTGGCGCGCCCATTGCCGTTTTCACGCTAAATACATTCGAATAACTTCCGTATCTTCGTTTATGATTTACCGTTCTGTATGCTCTTATCTTGAAATTATACGATGTCTCAGAATCCAGATCTTTTACTGTGTATTTCCGTAACGATGTCGTTTTTATCAACTCGTAATTGGTACCATCTTCTTCAAAGATCTGATATTTCTGTGCGCCTGACGCTTTACTCCAGTTAAGTGTCAAATGCGAGTCACGTATAAACGTTGCCCTAATGCCCGACACTTTGCCTGGTACATTCGACTTTGCATATGCAAGCTGCGGAATAAAAGTAACAGTCACTGCAACACAAAGAATTACAGCCAGAATCTTTCTAGCTTTAAAATTACCCATATATGATCTCCTCCTCTCGAAATCCTCACGATTAAATTATATCATACTGAGTAATGCATATCATTCTATATTATGCATTTATGGCAGTATCGCTTAAGATTCCATTACATGCTACCACCTTATCTCTCCCGCATAATATGTATCTGCGATCCACGTCTGAATGTCATCCGGAAGGGCGGCGATAAGTTTCTTCGCATAGGCTTCCGATTCGATTGCTTCGTTCTTCGTTTTATAAAAAGGGCACGCTGATCCCAGGCATCTTCTTACGCTCAGGGCTTTGCACATTGAGCCCTTCTTTGCAAAACAGTCAAGCATTAGGCTCACTCCTTCCTGCAATAGAAAAACCTCCGGGGATTTCCCAGGAGGCCTTCATCATTTTTTATCTTCTTTGCTAAGTATATACTATCACAACTGCCAGAGTGTCTTCAAGAACCACGAAGTGTCATCTTGCAAATTCATATACCTATTTTCATCGATATACTTTACTTCGATGCCCTACCGTAAGGATGAGTATAATCACTTTGTCGTCTTCAATGTTTGCCAGAATTCTGTAGTCGCCTACCCGGTATCTCCACTCTCCGCTTTTATTTGCCGTCAGTCCTTTTCCTTTAGCACGTGGATCTTCACACCCGACAAGGTTTTTCTCGATCCATCCTAAAATTATAGCTCGTGTAGGTGCGTCTATTTTTTTTAACTCTTTAACTGCCTGCTTTGTATACATTACGTCGTACATTTTTTATCCTAACATTTTTTTAATTTCTTCATGCGAATATGTCGTAGGATCTTTCCTGTATTCTGCCATGGCTTTGTCATAAGCAGCAAGATCTATTTCATCCTCGATACGTGCAATGACGCTGTCTCTCACCAATTCCGAAATAGATATATTGTGCATTTTCGCATACTTTTTTATCAGCAACTCATCTTTGCTGTTAAGTCTCACTGATATTGGCATTGTGTTCTCCTCTTCTTTCTGTAATACATTGTATTACAATTATGCTTCTGAGTCAAGATGAATAATCGAAGCCCGTAAGGAAACGTTTATCTGCGGTAATAGAAAAACCTCCGGGATTTCCCCAGGAGGCCTTCATCATTTTTTATCTTCTTTGCTGATTATATAGTACCACAACTGCCAGAGTGTCTACAATAGACATGATGTGTCTTTTATATACCTGAAGTGTCCAATTTCGCCTGAATTTCTAAAAGTGCCTTGTCATGAAGCTTCAAAATGTAACGCCGCTCATAACCTGCAGCCTCAGCTATCTCCGTCCACTGCTTCCCGTTAATATAACGTGATGCGAGAACGATCCTGTAGTCGACGTTATCCATGCTGCCGATCATGTCGCATATCTGTTTCTTAAGGTCAACCAGATGATCGATCTCGTCATTGATCTCGTTCTCAAGGTCTACGATCTTGACTATCGTGTTCTCCATTCTGCTTTCTCCTCCAGCGCAGCTTTTCGGCATATCGGACAGGACGGTTGTTGCCTTCGTGGCAAGTGCGTAGAGCGAATCCAGCTGCTCAAGCTTCAGATCAATATCCTTGTCTATTTTATTTACCTGCATAAGGTATTCTTTTGCTATCATATCGGCACTCCTTTCTTAGCGTTTTTATTATCCTTTCGCCATCGATATCGCAGAGATCAAAGCACCATGATGACCTTAAGAACTTCTCGAGTTTTTTTATTACGTATGCCGCCTTCATATCCTGCCTGTGCATCGCTTTCCAGACGGCATGCCTATAGTCCTTTGCTGCCTGCAGCACGATCGATGCGGCAAGAGCCCTGTATGCTTTTTCAATATCATTCATGACGTCACCTACATTCCGATCGACTCATCGAGAAGCTTTTTGAGCTTATCAGCTTTCAGTTTTTCGGTATCGCGCTGGCGTCTTGCTTTCCTTAAGTGATTCTCAAGCTTATCGATCGACTTTACGGCATATCTCTCTATGACGCTCTCTTCTTTTATAATGTGCGATATTCGTTTCTCAAGTTCATCGTTCTTTTCCGCAAGTCTTCTTCTGTCTTCCATCATAATCCGGATGTCATCCGCTTTAAGTGCGACTGGACCGTTCTTTGTATTTATGATAACCATGTTTTTTCCTTTCTTTTCCTGAATGCGTCGCAGATCATGTGACCTTCGACTTTTTTAGATGTTACTTTGCAATACTTTGTTCTATCCGATCTGAAGATGCATTTATCACATCTGTACTTCCCGATCGCCTGTTTTATATCTATCATTTTGGCTTCCTTCCGGGCCTTTCCGCATGTTCCTATAGAAAGGCCTCTTTGCCGTTCTTCCAAAACCACCATTTTGTTACCGCTGAGTGGTATAACGCTGAACGCAGCATTTTCAAGGGCTGTAGGCATATAAAAGATATATAATATATATAATTACCAATAATATTATTAATATATATAAGGGACTATACGTTTCCTTTTATATTCTTCCATAAAGCCTTGTGTATTTTTTCTGCGTAGCGGTAATTTGGTAATATTTCCTTTAAGTCCTTGAAATCAAGCCGTTTCCGCTTCAACCATATGGTAATTTCTCAAAACATCATTCCTTCCTGGACCGCATATTCAAAATACTCATCTGCGTCCATGCTGCATCCCAGCTGCTTCTCGAATCTCGGCCTGTTAAGGGCAACGCATCTGCAGCTCTGGCCGGATATTGAAGCAACTTTTGTTTTGCGTTTTACATCGGTATCCGCATATTTCCTAGATATCATCCATACCAGAAGCGATTCCGGGCTATACTGTGCTTCCCTGCATGCATCGTCAAATACCGATTTGATAATATAGATATGTGACTTTGTGACTGAGCCGATCCGCCTTACAGCTTTGAACTCGTCGGCATAGAAGAATGCAATATTCTGCGTGACCCAGCCTTCGAGCCATTCGAATGCTTTCTCGTTCTGGTCGATGTCCTCGTTTGTAGCGAGGTACGGAGTTATGTCGGCAGCGCTAAGGGCAAGATCGTCACTAAATATCCATTCCGATATCAGACTGTCCGCCGTAAGAATCGTAGCTGCGCTGTTTGTCTGCTTTCCTCCAAGTTTTGAATCATCGGATAGCTGATCGGCAAATTCTTTGTAACGTTTTTTCGCAAGTTCCAGGCCGCCTTTTTTAAGGAGATGCTCCACAAATACCTTTCCGGCGGTCCCGTGATTGCTGCGAATGCTGTCCATCAGCATAGGAGCTGCGTTTGCCGGAACAACAGTTTTGTCTTCGCAGTCGACATTTATGACTCTGTTTATTGATCCGCCTCCGGACCTGTCATTCGTTATGGGCATCTCGCCTGACGTTATTATGCAGTTGCGCCAGGATGTGAGTCTGTTAACGCCGCCGAATTTATTGCCTCTGTCTCTGCCTCCGCCTTCTGCGAGAGCATAAATAGTGTTATCGAATGTCTTTCTGTCTTTGGAAAGCTGCAACTCGTCCAGCACTAAAGGCAGTGAATTAAGAAAGTTCGATGTAAGCTCCTTTGCGACAAGAGTGCTGTTGAATGTCCTTACGTATCTGCCTATATCGGGATATCCCCAGACAGAAGCCGCAGCGAACGCAGCAACACTTTTACCAGTTCCGGATCTCGTTCCCCAAATGTGTACTATGAACGGTTGGTTGCTTAAATGAGCTACAAGTACCGATGCGAAGCTCGATGCCAGAATGATTCTTCCCGGAACGTTGTCTTCAGTCCTTAATACGCTTACTGCACCTTTCCATGCATCAAGAGTTCCTGTTTGCTCGATTGATTCAAACAATGCCTTGAAACTGCCTGCTTCTACCATGACTGCTTCACAGTACGGAACAAATCCGTATTCCTTTATCCAGCCGCACCTTGATATGCACTGCTTTATTTCAATCTTGTCCTCGTTCAGTGCTTCGATTTCATTAAGGTACTGTACGAGATACCTGGCGTTTTCAGATGTGACCATTATCCCGTGATCAGCTGTCTGAGTTATCCTGGCAGCTGACGATACGACGCTTTTATCGAATATTTCAGTACGCCATCTGCCGTTTCTGGAGAATGCCAGCGCGATCCGCTCAAGGCCTGTATCGATATCTGCGACTCTTGCTACAGGCATGATCGGGTGAGGGCAGGCGCTTATTTCATTTCCGTGTCCGTCTGTTACAAACACACCGTCATCGTCGCACTCCCACATACCGGTTTTTAGCTCCATAGGCTGGCCTGCGAATTCAGTCACATTATCTGACATTGACACTACCTGCATCCTCTTCTGCATTTCGAAGTATGCCTTAAGACGTCTTGCAAATCCTTTGTATCCGACAGCTTTTGCATTTGAAGCTATGACTTCCTTTCTGCCTTCCATCTCGAACTTATTATTTCTTAGCCTGTAGATCTCTATGTACGGAGCGTCTTCGCGGAAATCCTGAAGCGTATATACCGGCCATCCTTCTTTCCTTTCTATTTCGTTATCCATTGAATCTCCTTTTCAAGTTTGCCAAGCTCTGATATCAGCGAACTTTCCAGTTCAAGAAGCCTTTTATCGTCAGACGTGAGCAGCAGGAATTCGAGTTTACGCATCACTGAGCTAAGGGTTTCTATCCGTTCCTCTATCTCACTACGCCTCTCATTTTTCCATCGGTAATAGTTTTTTATTAACTGTTCCTGTTCCCGTGCCTTTTTCCTTTCCTTATGGGTCATTGGCCTTTCGCTGAACACATGGAGAGAGAAGTCGGTATCGAGTTTAAGCAGCGCCTGCCGGAAATCCAACCCGAAGTAATCCATCACGAAATCGATCACGTCACCGCTTTTTCCGCACCCGAAACATTTATATCTTCCATTTCTGACTGACAGGCTCGCGGTCTTTTCATTATGAAAAGGACATATGGCGTATCTGTTTCTGCCGAATATTACGCCGTAGTTTTCCATGACGCACTTAATATCGGTCCTTTCTTTTACAAGTCTTGCCTCATCCATTACTATCACTCTCCAATAATTCAATGACTCTTTTACCTGCTGCTTCCGGTTTGCAGAAATGAAAACTGCAGCCGTACTTTTCAGATACAATGTGCATGGCCCTTGCAAGCTGCGTCCCGGATATGACCATGCCGTTTCCAAGATGCACTCCCGCAATTCTGTAAAGTTCCATTACGCATGTCACTGTCTCTTCTTCTACAAGGAACATGAGATGGACTCCCGCTGCTTTCGCGTTATAGCACTCAGCATAAAAACGCTTTTTATCCGCAACGGACCCGCATAAGTTCTGTGCTATTTCAGACAGTCCTTCCTTTGTGTCGACTGCAGCTTTAGGCATCAATGCATAATCCCCGAAGGGGAGGCGGCACCGGATGACTTTTACTCCGCTCCGGTTCCAGACCTCGTTTTTAAGTTCATGTTTACCAAGCTTCTGCCTGGTGTCTTCGATCAACGCCATGGCTAGAACGGGACGTCGTCATCCGGGATCTCCTTAAAGGAATCGGACCCTGCGTCTACTGCTTCCGGCATCTCATCATCAAGCAATCTGTCTTTTGCTTGCCTGTAGGTGCCTTTTTTTATGTCAGATGCGGGAACAGTCTCCGCAACTTCCAGCTTGCACTTCGTTTTGCCGTCGTTTCCGACGTATTCCTTGAGCCTGCACACTCCGCCTACGAGCTTTCCTTCGAGCGCGTTTTCGTCGCCGGCCCATTCAAATCCATCGTTGGATTTTGCAATGTTGTTTATAAAGTGTTTAAAGAATCCTCTCGCTTTCGGCTTATGTGACTGAAAGAGTCTGAATCCCCAGAAGCCGTGTTCCTGCATGAGTTTTTCGTAGTAGTGATCATATTCACCTCCTTCGATATCAAGTTCGCACATCAGCGTTTCCTTTTCCGGATCGTCATGCACCTTTACGATACGGAGAATGTATCCTCCGTTTACCGGCCCTGCGTATCCGCCTGTATTTTCCCTGTAGTCATTTAGATCAAAATCCAGCATTTCTTTTCCTCCTGTTATTCTTCGAGCCCGATGAAGTCTTCGTATTCCTCCGGGCCATCCAGTACTTTTGTCTGTTTGCAGTAATCGCATTTCCCACATCTTTCCGGCTGTACTTTTCCGACTTTTATATCGTGAAAGCGTTCTATCGTCTCTTCAATCACTTCGCCCGCAGACTGCATCTTCCAGTCCGGGATGTGGATCACGGCGATATCCGGAACAGTCTCCTTTGTGATTGCTGCAATGTAGAACGGCAGCGTCTTGTCGGTATTACTTTCTACAACCTTCTGATAGATGAAGGCCTGAAGATCGTAGCCCCAGGCTGTGATGAAGTCCGTATAGCCTACGCCATCCAGGTAGACTCTCCCGAAATCCTTCACGTATTTGAGATCGACGATCTTGTCGTCATGCAGCACATCGACCTTTATCTTGAAGTCATAGCCGTACACCTTGCCTGTCATGATGACCTGCTTCCTGCCGGACATGTATTCCATAAACACATCGTCTCTTGCCGCGCGATCCACTGCATCCATGCATTTCTTGTACTGAACCTTGAGCATCCCGTCCTTTTTAAACATCTCCGGGTGCTCGTCGATAAACATGTCCATGCCGCCTGTCATCCAGGCATCCACAAATTTTCCGACTGCGAATGCGTCCGATTCTGTCCTGACGAAATCGTCTCTTGCTTCGGCAAGGCCTTTTGCTTCGCACTGAAGGAAGCTTTTTATCTGCGAGCTCCCGAAATACCTCATGTTGTTTTCGACCGAGAAGTAATTCATTTCATTTAGTTCTTCCATCATTTCCTCCTACTTAGGTTCTCTGTCTCTAATTCTTAAAGCCGGCTTCATTCCTCCAAACGCGGATACCGTCGCATAGAACAGCTGGATCTGGTGCCCGGCCCAGTCCTCGATGCATTCTTCTCCGGTCGCCTTGGCGATGCTCTCCTTATTCGTCTTGTTCAGGATCATAGGCTTAAGATTATCCTTGAAATAGCAGATGACCGCTTTTTTTACTTCTCCTGTAGTAGGATTTGATAAGTCTTCTTGCATGACTTTGTCGATCGTTGCCTTAAGGTCCTTCTTTTCCGGCAGATCCCATGCGCCAAGATACTTGTGATCGCATGTCGCCTGCCACGGCGTTTTACTCATTTTAATTTCCTTTCTGTGACTTAAATCACCTGTTCATTGAGTTGGTTATCAATATCGAATCCAGAATCTTCTGCTCCTCCGGCAACATGATCTCTCTGTACTTTTTTAGAAGCTCCGTCTGCTCCTTTGTAAAGTACTTCTTATCCATGCGGTATCCGGGTATTACTCTTACTCCGCCTGCTGCTCCCGGAAGGACTTCTATGGGGTAGGAGAGGGAGATGACTTCGATGTCCGTCCTTATAGTCCGGTACGAGACATCAAGCTGCCTTGCGATGCTGCTTAGGCTCGTAATGCTGTTTGATTTTATGATCTCTATGATCTCGAGCCTGCGTTCGATCGCAGTAAGCTTCATCTCTTTCTCCCTCCTTTCCTCTGGATTTGTTTTGATGATATGATTTAATGTGGCAGGTTATTTGCCACATTCGGGTATATGTTTTGAAATATATAAAAAAACCGGATGACAGAAAGCATCTCTACTTTCAATCATCCGGCTATTTGGTGTCTCATAAAGGGCCCGTTGCTCGGTACGCATCCTAATTCAATTTTTTATCGTTCGTCATTTTACACGCCGCGGTTGTAAGTCCTCCAAGTTCCAATACCGCTATATATCCACACTTCGTACACTTTATTTCCGCAGTTCCTTTTGCATCTGACGATACACTCAGCAGCCTTCTTCCGCATCTCGGACAGCGGATCATTACGCTCTTTTTCATATGGGTTCACCCCCTCGATACTGTTTGTTTCTAAGATCGAGTCCGCTCATGATATGGTCCGACAGTTTCATGATGTTGTTTTCTACTATCATCACGCGACAGCCATCCTGTGTGAACCTGACTTTTGTTATATATCCTCCGTTGTTGATTTCTACTGCCCTCTCATCCGGATATACTGTGCAGACCGTTTTACCTTCCAGGTCTATTACTTCTCTTTCGTTCATCTCACACCTCACAGCTTAAAAAGCTCCCATCGCGTTTCATCGTAATAATATCTGAGATCGAACCTGTACATATTTCCTTTGATCTCACTCTGGCAGTGAAAAAGCAGCACGTTCTTCCCGCAGTATTTCTGTTTTTCTGTGTAAAGGATCGTATCGACCTTCACTGTTACGGTCTTTCCGTATTCGGTCTGATATTTTATTTTATATGGCCTCGGCATATTTGTGGCTGCACTGAATACGACCAGAGCATCTGCCGGTAAATTATATACCCTCATGTTCTGCCTCCTGATCAATTCTATTTTCATGATCATTAGTTTGTTTTTTAAGAAAAGATGCTATTATTAATTAAGAAAACTTTTTTCCTCCAGCCCCAGCATCTCAAAGATTTCATCTTCCGTTTTGTCTCTTATCTTCTCAAGCAGCACTTTCGCTGCCGTTTCCAGATTTCCAAACTCTGGAAGACTTAAATATATTATTCGTTGTGTATGCTGTGACAAGTGTTTATCCGTACATTCCGCTATTAACATTGTCCGCCAATAATGTGGATGGCTTTCCGTAAACTCCTGCATTTATTTCAGGCCTCCTTTATGAAACCGTTTTTTATATTCAGCTTCCTATCATCAGACCTCCCGTATCCGGAGAAGGGAAAAGTCTCCGCAGCAATACTTATCTGATGTGGTTTTATTATATACGAACAAATGTTCTTTTTCAATGCCTGGTTGTTCTTTTCTATTATACGATTTTGTTATGGGAAAGGGGGTGGATATAAAACTTTGGAGAGAGTAATTTTTAGGATACTATACGGTGTTCCTTGTGATATACAAAGTAGCTATATCTCCAGAATTAAAAAAGAACCGATAGCTGGTACAAGCACTCAGGGTGCAATTCCCGTCAGCGGTGGCCATCTATGGTTCTCTTATATTATATAAAATTCTCAGTATACATTCAATACAATTATCACCTGATCGCAACCCAGGTCACGCGATCATTGTGCTTGCATCTCCAACCGTTTTTCATATACCTCATTATCTCCGGAGACTCAT